CATCGAGCGTTTGGCAACAAAGGCTCTTGGCAGTTCAGGTCTTAGTGATAAGGCGGTAGACCAAGCACAGGCTCGATTTCCTCAAGAATCCTGAGAGACGGTTTCTTTTCGAAATTGCTGAAAAGTTGGGACGGACGGTGGGTGAACTTCTTTACGGAAGCGCTACCCACCGCCCTCTTAGCAGTATGGAATTAACTGAGTGGAACGCTTTCTATGTCTTAAAAGAAAAAGAAAGAGAAAAAGCCGAAAGAAGAGCGAAGGCAAGGAGATAAAACATGGCTGAGTCACCAACCATGGAAGTCCGTGCTCGCCTTACTGCGGACTCTGCTCAATTTACAAAAGGTTTAGAAGAGGCTCAAAGAAGCGCTCAAAGTTTTCAAGGAGCGGCGTCTAAACTTAATGCAAGTCTAAATGCGCTTGGTGCTGTCGCCGCTGGTACTGCAATTAGTTTAATTGTTTTTGCTACAAAATCATTCAAAGCGGCGGCTGAAGTTCAAGAGTTAGATATTGCTTTACAGGCTATCGGTAAATCAACTCGATATGGATATGCCCAACTTGCTATCGCATCTGAAGAAATTCAAAATGTTGGATTATCTGCGGTGGCTTCTCGTAAGGCAATTATTAAATTGGCACAATCAAATGTTGATTTGAGTAGTGCAACTGCATTAGCGACTATTGCTCAAGACCTATCTGTAACAGCAAGCGTCAATTCGGCGGATGCTTTGAATTCTTTAATTTTTGCTATTACAACAGGTCAAACAAGAATGTTGCGTCAAATTGGTATTACTGCTGGAGCAACAGAAGCCTTTGCTATTTATGGGCGGACAATAGGTAAAAGCGCAAGTGACTTAACTATGGCTGAAAGACGCCAAGCGGTTCTTAATTTAATTCTGAGAGAAGGAACTAAAGTTCAAGGTGCTTATGCTTTGGCAATACAAAGTCCTTCTCGAGCATTAAAAGAAATGGGCGACCAAACTAGAAGACTGCAAGAAGCAGTTGGATTAAGATTACTCAATGCTTTTAGTGCGTTAATTTTATCTACTCTTGAATTGCGTACTAAATTAGCAAGAGCCTCCGAGGGTACTGGTACTTTTTCCAAAGTGCTTGATGCTTTAGAAAAAGTATTAACTAAATTAGCAACTCCATTTACAACTTTAACAACCAATATAGGAAACTTTATTGAAAGAATCGATAAAAGTAAATTAAGTGTTAATGAAATTGCTTCGACTATGGAAAAAGTATTGCCTATTGCGGCGGCATTTGCTACTTTCTTTGGTATACGAGCAGGTAAATCTTTAGCGCAAGCGGCGCCTTTCTTCGAAGGATTTTTCTTACAACTATCAAGATTTAATTTGGTTTTCACAACATTTGTTTTAGCCGTAACTTCTCCTCAATTAAGAGGAGCAATAGGACAATTAGTTACTGCTTTTGCGCCACTTGTACCAGCAATTCAAAAATTAAGTGTTGTATTTGCAAACTTATCTGCTTTAGCAATCGGTGTAGTTGCAAAGGCTATAAGTACCGTCGCATCGATAGTTCAAAGAATTACAAGTTTATTCCAAAATAATGCAAGAGCCACACAAATTCTTGTTATAGCCTTCACGGGAATTGCTACTGCAATCGGTCTTGCAACCGTAGCCTACTATGCCCATGCGGCCGCTCTTAAAGTAGTCACTTTTACTCAGGCTCTTTTACAAGTTGCAACAACTTTATTGAGTGGAGCACAGTTGGCAAGTATCGCCTCCACCAACGGTCTAGCGGCGTCAATGCTTAGACTTAATGCAGTTATAGCGGCTAACCCAATTATGCGAGCAGTTCTCATAATTGGTGCCTTGGTAACTGCTTTAGTTGTTGCTTACAAGACTTCTGAAAACTTTAGAAAAGTTGTTGGTATGGTATTTAATTTTGTGGCTAAAGTTGTGATTACTGTTCTTGGTTACATCATTCAGTATTTTGGTTATGTGTTAAAAACCTTGGCTTCAGCGATGAGAGTATTTGGATTTTTTGCCGAGGTTGTAGCAAAAGTATTTGAATTTGTAATAGATGTAATTCTTACATGGGTTAAATTTATATTGACTTCATTTAAGAATGTTATTGATGGTTTTGTAAGTTTAATGGAAACAAACGATACTTTGCGTAAAATAGTTATTGCTGTATTCAATACCATAATTAGGGTTATTGCGTTAGCGGTTACAGCGATTGTTACAAATTTTGCCAACATCTTAAAGGCTATTGCTACTGGTATTTATTTCTTTGAAAGATTATTAGATGTAGCCAAAACTATTGCTAAGGGAGTAATTGGCGCATTTTTGGCTTTAGGTAAAGGTGTAGTTAGTGTTTTTGCTAAGGTTGCAACTGGTTTAGGTGATTTCTTAGATAACGCATTGACAACAGTAAAAGAATGGGTACAAAAAGTAACTAAACCTTTAATGAAAATTCCTATTGTTAGAGACGCTGTTGCCGCCGCTATTAACACTTTCAGCGGTATGGCTGAATTTGCAAGTTCTAAACTTGGTGGAGTTGCTAAATCAATTACAAATTTATTTAGTGCATCCGACGATGCAGGTGCAAAATCAGTAGATGCAATTACAGGGGTATCCAAAACTTTAATTAAAAACGCTAAAAGTTGGGGAAATTATTCCGAAGGTGCGGCTGGCGCTATTTCCGATGTTGCAAACAAAATGCTTGACTTTAATGAAAAAGTTGTTGATTTAGCGGCAAAAGATAACGGTGCAAAAATAGTTGAAGGCTTAATTGCTGGCGCTAAAAAAGTATCGCCACTACTTGAAAAAATGATTGCTGGATTAGGTACTGCAATTAAATTTGATTTTGCTGGAACCGTAGGCAAATTTATTGAAGAGATGGCTAATAAGGCTGATGAGGCGGGTGACAAGTTAATTGAGTTCGGCAAGAACATGGTTATCTTTGCTCAACAAACAGATTTTGCTGGTGAACTTGGTGACTTTATTGGAAATATCAGAGAAAGTCTTGAGGAAGGTCTTGGCTTCGGCGACATTCTCAAAAAAGAAAAAGAAATTGCAGAGGGCATAAAGGCTGGCGGAATTGACGAGGGCGCTCTAAATGACATACAAAATTCAGCCGATTTGATGAAAAAAATTCGTGAGGCTATGAAGGCTGGTATTGAGTCAATGAGTGATGTTCTCAAAGACTTACAGCAAGCGGCTAAAGATTTTGCTGATTCTCTTAAAGACACAATCTTAGGTTTTGCTGGACTTAAGGGAGTAGAACTACCCGACGGATTTATTCCAAAGGCTAAATCTCTTATTGAGAATATGCAAACAAGACTTAATAAGAGCAATCAGTTTGCTCAACAAATAAATCAACTTCAGGCTCTAGGACTTGACGCAAAAGCAATTCAAGATTTAGTTGAATCAGGACCAATCAAGGGTGCTCAATTAGCGGCGTCAATCCTTGGTGGTGGCGCAGAGGCTATTGCACAAATAAATGAAATTCAAAGAGCAATCAATATAACTGGTGCGGCTATCGGTAAATTTGGTTCCGAGGCGGCGTTTGGACAAAAAATTTCAAATGCTCAAATGAAACTTGCTCAAGTTACAGATGCAGAGGCAAGAATTTCAGGAGTAAGCGGAAATAACATTGTTATCGAACAAGGTGCTTTTGTGGTCAATGTCGATACAACTGGTGCTACCAGTCAAGATGAAAAGGCTGACATTATTACTCAAAGAATTCAAGAAACATTCGCTATATTGGCAAAGGAGTTGGCTAACAAATAATGGCTACCTATGTACTTCGCCCTAACGCAAACTGGAATAATGCTTCGGCTTTCACCATCTCAGGTGGTTCAGGCTCAGTTCATGCGGCGCTCGCCGATTCAAGCGATAGCACTTACATCACCCGTACTAGCACAACAGTTCCAGCATCTTATGAAGCAGAGTTCGGGACACAGACTCTTGCGGCTACCGAAAAGGTGGCTTATGTAAATCTTCGAGCAAGAGCAACTATTGGAACAACAGGTTCAATCGAATTAAGTCTTGGTGTTATCACAGACCGAAATGGTCGTACCGTAAGTTATTCAGTTCCTTACTCAAAAGCAAACACACTTGCTTTGACCACTCTTGATACTGCTCTAAAATTAACCACCGCTCCAAACGGTCAGGCTTGGAGTCAAACTTTAATTGATAATCTAGTTGTTAAATTTACAGACAATGCAACAGTAAGTGGTGACCGTGCAGGTCTTTATGAGTTATTTGTAGATGTAATTACAACCGCTCAGCCTTCAGTTACCGTAACTGCACCTACTGGAACTGTTACCGATACAACTTTTCCTTCCGTAACTTGGACTTATGCAGACACAGACGGTGACCCTCAAAATGCTTATGAGATAAAAGTTTTTGATTCCACGACTTATAGTGCGGGAACATTTAGTGCAAATACATCCACGCCAACTGTTCAAACTGGTGTTGTTACTTCTAGTAACGACGGTCAAACTTTAGAGGCAGATTTGGCTGATGGAACAACATATCGTGCCTATGTACGAGTTGCTCAATTATTGAACGGTTCTAATTACTTTAGTGATTGGGCTTACAGCCAATTTACTATTGATGTTGATGCTCCAGCCACTCCTTTGATTACAGCATTTTATGATTCTAATGTGGGTGCAGTAACTTTAACTGTTTTTGGAAGAACAAATTTCTTATCTCCTAATCAAGCATCTCTTGAAACTAACACAACTGGTTGGACTGCGGTTTCAAATTGTGCAATCGCTCGTTCTACTGCTCAAGCCTCAGTTGGTAGTGCATCTTTAGAAATTACAGCGAGCGCTAGTGGCGATGCAGTTGCCTCAACTACAACAGCCACAAAATTTGCAGTTACCGCTAATCAAGAGTTCTCAGCGATTGCTGATTTCAAAGCAGGTACAACTACTCGTTCAGTAGCAGTCGGCATTAGATATTTGAATACAAGCGGTACAACAATTAGTACAACTTATGGAACATCAGTTAGCGCTACCAGTTCGGCTTTTGTGACAGCAAGTGCTACGGTTTTGGCGCCACCTACTGCAACACACGCACAAGTTTTTGTAAAGATTACAAGCGCTGGTTCGGCTGAAGTATTTTATGTAGATAAAATTGCTTTCCACTCAGGAGATACCCCAGTATTTACTAGAGGTGGATTTAGTAATTTTGTTTTTGATATTGAGCGTTCTAATGATAGTGGTTCTACTTATTCAGCAGTTCGTAATAGTCCAGTAACGGCAGACTCAACACAAATTGCTGAATTAAATGATTATGAAGTACCACTAGATGCAACTGTGACTTATCGTGCGAAAGCGAGGGCTGATATTTAATGGCAACAATTTCTTCGGGTTATACAACCACCGTACCAATTCAAATTACAAATCCTCAACAATGGTCTTTTACTGCACCCGAAAGTCCTACAATTCAAATTACGGGTATTGATGTTTTACAACCATTGAACTCCTCTATCGTTGAATCGTACGGTGTATTCAAACCTTTAGGTGCATCTAAAACAGTTGTTGTTTCACAATCTATTTATGGTATTGATGGCACTTATGAGTTTGTAACTACTGGGAAAACCGAATGGGATGAGTTATATCCTGTCTTGGTTTACCAAGGAACTCTTCATGTTCACGACCCACTAGGTCGTCAAAAATATGTACGCTTTGTAGATAGAAACTGGACAGAATCAGGAAACATTAACTCTTTAGTTCGTAGAGTTAAAGTTACTTACTACGAGGTCGGAGCACCGTAATGTATCCAGTTTCCGCTGACTTCAAAGAGGCAGTTCGGAAATCTCATTCCACAACGGTCAAAATTGAGATTTACGACATGGCTAACGGAACTATATTGAGTACCGCCTCTCCAATTAGCGGAGAAGTAACTATTGATAATCGTCGCTCAATCCGCCGTGAATGTACTTTAGAGTTCGTTGATACAGATGGCACTTTAGTTCCAACAAATAATATCTCTTCAGTTCTTCTTCCATATAACCGTGAGGTAAAGATTTACAGAGGAATTGTTTTTCCCGACGGTACTGAGGAATTAGTTCCGCTTGGAGTTTTTGTTATTACTAGCGTTGATATAACTGAGACTTCTCAAGGCGTCAAAGTAGCAATTAGAGGTTCAGACCGTAGCCTTATCTTGGCTCGAGCAAAATTCACTAATCACGAATTTTATATTGAAGCAGGAACCGCAAAAGAAACAGCCATAGAACAAATTTTGAAATACCGTTATCCAAAAGTAAAAACTATTTTTCCTGCTACAAATCAAGTAACAACTTTGTTATACCCAACTCTCGACCAATCAAGTGACCCATGGCGTGAGGCTTTGAAAATTGCTGAGTCAGCATCAATGGATTTATATTTTGATGAAAATGGAATTGCTCGTATGAGACCAATACCTGACCCTGATAAGGGTAGTGCTGTTGCTACTTATACCGATGGCGAGGATTCAGTTCTGCTTCAAATTGCTCGCTCTCTTTCAGTTGATGAGTCATATAA